TATACGCTAACATTCTTTGGATCTATCCCAAGATGGGAACACGTAGCAACAGCAAGGGAGTAAAATATAAGCGACTCGAGTTCAAAAGTATAAGAATTACCCATACTTGAAAACTTGTTTAACTTAATTACTTGATCCTTGTAAGTTACTGATCCCGTCCTAAAGCGGTCCAATAATTCAAACCAATCTATAGGAAGGAGGTGTAAGACCAAACCATAGGCAATAGTATCACTTGCACTGGACATATCGATAGTAGCTAAGCTACCGTCTTTACTACCTATGCAAGCTAGCTTTTGATTTCGGGTTTGATCAGTTAGATCAACTCCAGCACGTTGCAATCTTTTCCGGATATATTTCCCGATTCCCTGTTGGCCGAAGCCGTTCAGGAGGGGTTCTACCCCGATTGACCGCATTGTTTTAGAGTTTTTCGGCACGAATTGAAGCTTTCCATTGGTTAAGTGTACCTCAACCACATTTTCATGTGAATGAGAGCGCACCCACCCTGGGAATTCAGACATGAATTCCTTTACATGGGAAGCAAATTCGAAACTACAGGTTAGAGGAGCTTCAAGTTTAACCCTAGGGTTAGACCGCGCTCGTTTAACGTTGGTTGTAGCTCCTGGTCCAAAAGAAAAGTTCAACTCATCATATGAAGGAACATTCCCGAGTATGGTAGCTATTTTTCGTGTCGCTCCGTAAAGGACGGAATGGCACTCTGATGAAACATCAGATAGACTACCTCGAAAACGTTCGTTCGTCTGTGAGCAAAGCTTTTCAGCCTCAGAAAAGGTTTTATACGCTTCAACTTCTCGATCTATGCCCAAGTCAATAAACTCCTGTTTTGAAACAAGAGCTTGAATTTGACGAGCATAGATAAAGTCGTTTAACGTATAGGGCTTCTGATAATCAAATTTAAAGTTGATTAGAGCAGAATAGTTCCCCTGCTGAACAAGAGTATTCAATTCTTGAGAGAGGGGTCCACCTAACTGAGAGCAGACTTCGGAAATATGACTGATAATGGATAAAGATTTGTCAGTCGGTAATTCTGTTAAATAATCCAATTTGTACCTCCTAAGGTATGAATATTACCACGATAGTGGTAACAGGATTAGTGAGTTAAATAAATACTTAACTCGCCAGAATTAGGTCTCTAAATAGTTGAACTGTTAAGGACTG